GCCAGTAATAGTGATATTGCCGCCAACTGTAAGATTACCAGTTGTGCTTGCAGTTGTAAATGCACCCGTGTTAGGTGTATTTGCACCAATTGCGCCTGTAAAATAACCAACGAATTGACCACCATTTGCCAAAGTTACGCTTGTGAATACACCTGAATTTGGAGTTGTAGCACCGATTGTAGTATTGTCAATGCGACCGCCTGTAATATTAGTATTACTAACATAATTTGTTGTAGCAGTATAGGAACCAGTAATAGTAGCGTTATTAAGTTTAACTCCGTATGCCTGTAAATTGGCATAGCCGCTATTATTAATTGTTCCAAATGTAGTCGCAGCAGTTGATTCAGTGGTATATTGTAATTGGAATTGTTGTGAACCTTCTTCCCAAATCATTGCAACGTTTGTTTGGTTACCACGACCCATAACAAAACCAAGATCGTAAGAAGGAGTTCCGCTTTGGTTACGATTAATTGCTAATAATGGGTCAGCTACAACAAGATTGGTGGTATCAATTGTAGTGGTAACGCCATTAACAACAAGGTTGCCAATGGTCATATTACCTGTATAGGTGAAATTGTTAGAAAGCAAACCGCCAGTGACACTGTATGGCTGTAGTTTATATTGCGCATTAATATCGCTATTATAAACCTGATTATTACGAATTCTCGTTAATGCATTGATAGCCATTTACAAACTCCCACCAGTCTTATTTATTGGAAGTTTTGTATTTTTATGTGGTATAGAAGCCTGCTATTTTACCATTTATAGATGGTACAACTGTAACCTCGTTAAACACACATGCAAATGGTTTAAGTGCTATATTGTCATTGCCATTTACATTTAAATCTATATTGGAAATATACAATCTACCTCTTTTTAAAGTAAAAGGTTGATTTGCAATTAAATCAAATTGCTCATCATTTATTGTGTATAGTTGAGGTAGCAATGGAACAATACAATAATGAATTGTATTTGGTTCAAGAGAAGTTACTTTAATGCAATCGCATGGTTGATGTTTATTTGGAAATACTGATAAATTGTTAATGTCTTCCTGTGACGTTACTTGATAAGTTCCTAAAACCGTTCCGCCTACCATCCACTCTATTTTAACAGAACCAGAACACACTATATGTCTCCGATTATATAAATGAGAACTAAATCCAAAATTATCAAGTGGTAATACTAACTCATCACCAACATTGCCATAGACTGCTGATGCATAATTTAGTTTTAAATCTTTAAGTATGATATTATCAACAAAATTAATCATGTAATAACAATATCTTTTGGTAATAAATCTGCAATTTGGAAGTTATAAACTTTTCCTACTTCTGCTTTTGCAGCATCAACAACATCAGTATTATTTTTACTTTGTTCTTGCATATATTTTGCATGAGCAATACGTGCACCCTGTTGTGCAATTTGTTTAAGTGTATCTGCAATATCATTTGGATTATAGTTGTGAATGTCAAAACTATATCGCTCATATTCGTCAACAGTTTTTTCACCAGCATCTGTGCCAAAACTTACAATTAAACTATGATTCTCTTCATTGTACTCGTGAATTTTTACTGTTAACGTATCCATATTAAATCCTTAAGAAGCATAACCAAGTCTTGTTCCAGTGACAACCCAATTTGCATAACCTTGACCTGTGATATATTTACCTGCTGAACCACCAGCCCTTCCATTAGTGCTAGCCTGACCATCAACGCCAGGATTACCGCCATTACCTGGATTTCCTTGACCTGAACCAGCAGCACCACCCGATGTTCTTGTGCCGCTACTACCACCAGTATCGCCACTTCCGCCGCTACCAGGATTATATCCAGCACCGCCGCCACCGCCGCTACCAGTGTAATCACTTCCGCCACCAAAACAGCTACCATAGGTGTGCCCACCATCGGCAGCACCACCTCCACCGCCACCACCAGCGATAGTCCCGTTATTTGTTATATTAACAGGACATTGCAATAGAAGTGCATTACCGCCAGGTGAACCAGCATCACCAGCAGCATTGCTGTGTCCTGAACCACCATTACCACCAGCACCGATAATTACGCCATTATTAATTAAATTAACAGTATCACCACTGGTAAAACCAGTAATTGTAAGCGCATATGTTCCTGTTGAACTACTTCCTACATAAATTCCATTATTGATCGTCAAATTGACGGTTGTAAACCCAGCCACATAACCACTTACTAAACCAGTATTAAGTGTATAATTTTGTGTATCGCTTGATATTGTAATATTAACGGTAACTTTGCTTTGAGTTCCACGAAAGTCACTCATATTAAGTGTAGTTGAGCTAAATGTTCCAATGCTCATAGTAGCTGGTTTGTAATACTTTACACCATGATAATTTATTAAATCATTGCCTAAACTAAATTCAGTATTGATATCACTTATTTTAATTGTGCCATTTGGTGTAGTCATATTTTATGTCCATGTTATTTTAATTCCACCAGGTGCGCCACTATTTGCGCCGCCTGTTCCTGCTGAACCAAGCACATAATTTAAAACGTAAGCGTTTGGAATTTGTCCACCATTATATATTATTTCAACATAAGCACCAGTGCCACCACTACCACCAGTAGCACTTCCATAACTAAATGATACACTTCCACCTCCACCCCCATAACCAACATTAGCATTTGTATAACTTTTATTCTGCGCAGTAGAACCAGTTACACCACTATTACCATTTAAAAAAATGAATGTAGTTGGATTTGCAATAGTTGGTTTTGGATTTGCATTTATAGTTCCGCCAATGCCACCTGTTCCATCTGTCATTTTATTTTCCAGTAAGTTTTAAGTGTGTCCATATGTTCCTCCAGGTCCAGGTCCACGTTGTCCAGCGTCTGTGCCGTTTGTATCACCAGCACCATAATAACCGCCACCACCACCATAATAACCGCCACTGGTAGGGTCTCTGCCACCATTTCCACTTGATTGGACATCTATTTGCGGAGCAGGAACAGGAATATTACCAGCACTACCTGCTTTTCCGCCGCCAGCAGTAATTCCCAAAACAATAGAATCACCACCATCGGTTCCAGTTCCACCATTTCCATTACCACCAGAGCCGCCACCGCCCCAAATTTCAATTTTAATAGTGTTGCGATAAAGTGGAACGGTAAAACTTCCACTACCAGCAGCATTGGCAAAATATACCCCACTATTAGCAGGATCAGTTGCACGTTTGCCATAAAAATCACTAATTTTTATTGTGCTACCATTAAAAAGTCCAGTGGTTAGATTTCCATCATAATACCATCTTGCATTATGATAAAGAGTTAGGTCTGTTCCCAAACCCCATTCAGCATTAATTGTAGCTAAATCCAATGGTCCGCTAAAAGGTAGTGCACCGCCTGGTACGCCTGGTGTAGACATTATCAACTACCTCGCGCTTTTAAAGCCTCTACCTCTACACTTAATTCTTTAATAGCTTGAATTAGAAGCGGAACAAGTTTGTCATACTGAACAGTCAAATAGTTTTCACCGCTTTTGCTACCGAGTAAAATTGGATCAATGTCAAACGGGGCTGGCACAACAACTTGCGGAAGCACTTCCTGAACTTGTTGTGCGATTACACCAACATGTTCACGATCATCACCAATACCAAGACTTGCTGCTAATTCATTAGAATTATATGTTACACCACTTATTGACTTAATTTTATCAAGTGCATTTGGTATTTCAACAATATTTGTTTTTAGTCGTTGGTCAGAATAAAATGCTGTAATATCACCAGTTGCAGTAATTGCACCAGTAACTGCAAGACCAGCACCAACAGACATAGTAGTGCCGTTAAATGTAATGCTACTATTTGGAGCAATTGATGTTGCGCTATTGTAAATTGCAAATTGACCAGCGGTTCCACCGCTACCAACTGGTGTAGGAATTGTATACCAACTTAAGTTTCCATTGCCATCTGTTGTCAAAGTTTGACCTGATGAGCCACCACTTATTTGAACATTACCAACAGAACCTAAAATTAATTTATAAGAAGTTGTTGGATTGAATGTTACAGTGCCGCCTGAAAATCCAGCAGAACCAGTCACAGATAAGGAAGTTAATGTTCCAAGAGTTGTAATATTTGTTTGGCTTGGTGTGCTAATTGTTCCAGTTAATGTTGCACCTGTATTACCAATAGTGCCTGCATTTACTGCTGTTGCATAAACTACACCATTGTTAGAATTGCCATTTGCAATTAAGTTACCAACATAAACATTTCCTGTAAATGCACTGTTTGAGCCGCCAGAAATAATATTTCCACCGATACCAACACCACCGACTACTTGTAGTGCGCCGCTTGATGTATTATATGCAGCCTGAGTTCCACTTATAATAGTAGTTTCATTACTTGTAGTTACATCAAGATTTCCCAAAACAAATAAATTACCATTGATTTGAACGTCAGCATTTGCAAGAACATCAAGAGCATCAACTACGCCACCACTACTATTGCGAGTGCGCAATCGAATAATACCATTGTTTAATGTATTATCCATGCGTAACTCATTACTATAAATTGTGAACGCACCTTGTCCACTAGTTCCTAGATTGATGCCGCTATTATTTGTTACACTTAAAATACCAACAGTGCCTGTATTTTGGTCATTACGCATAAATGCACTACCGCTTACGCCGTTAAGTGCTGCGCTATCGCTTGCTTGACCCCAAAATTTGTTATTACTAACAAATGCTGTTGAGGCAATATTAAAACCTGGACCAATTGTGCTAAAACCACTTATAGTGACATTTGGCGTAAATGTAGCATCTTTGCTTAAAATTGCATAACGAATGTTACTAATTTTCATACTAATAACATTGTGTTGTGTAGAAGAAGAGTCTGTAATAATTTCACTTACAACTTGACCAGCACCACCAAGTGGACCTACAATTACCCAACCAGTTCCATTATAAACATTCAGTTGTTGGTTTACTGTATCAAACCATAAATCTCCACTTACTGCGCCAGTTGGTGCGCTTGAACTTGATGTTGCACTTGAGATGTTTTTAAAAATACTACCTGTATAAACTTGAAGTGCACCTTTTGTAGTGTTATACCAAATTTGACCTACAATGGGATTAGTTGGTTGACTACCATTTGCAAAATTTTCCAACATGTTGAGGAAGTTTTGATCAAGGTATTGACCATAGTTTGCAGTATTTTTACCAACAAGTGCTATACTTGTGCTATTATCGACTGTACCATCAGCAATTACGATGGAATTAGCACCATTTGCGTGTGTAATGGTATATGACATAAATTGGACTCCGTTAGGAATATTTATGCAATATATTGATGTTATTATTGCTGATCATTTTCAGAGGTGCTACCAACAATTCTAAGTGGCACATCACTTTGAGAAATAGCTACCATTGCACGAATTGAATTTTCAGAAGCCTTTACCATTTCGTTTCTGAAACTTTCAGTTGCTGCACCAACTTGACGAGTTTGGTTGGCATTTTCAATTAATAAATGTGGTAACCATGCGATAGAACAACCCCATTCATCTACATCTTTACCAGTATTTGGATTTTTTCCCCGAACTTGTATAAACCAACTACACTGTAATTGAACACAGTCTTTCTTAAGTAGTGGACAAAATGTTCCTTGTTTAAGTTCCATACACTTAATTAGCCTGAGCCAATATAAAATCCAAATAATTTACTGCTAAATTAATGCTTGTCCCAGTAAATGTGTGAGTATGTGAACCATTACCACCGCTTACTGTACCGCTTGCAGTAATACCAGTTGTTCCACTTAAACTATAACGACCATAACTGTGATTAGGATCACTTGAACTGTAACTGCCAGCATCAGCATACAGACCCCAATCTTGTGTATTGCCATTATGACCAGAGAAGTTGCCATCATCATATGATGCGCCACTTATCCAGTGGGTATGACCAGGATCATTAACACTAACACTAACTGATGCGGGTGGTATTTGTGATGTTGTAAGTGTTGTTGCACCAACTGTGCCACTTACTGACTGTGAAGTAAATGCAGTGCTAAATCCAACACTTCCACCACTGCCCGCTGAACCGCTAACAATACGCATAGCATAGTCATTATAAGTTGTAACTTTTGTAAATCCTATTGGTGCAGCAGACTGTTGAAAAGTCATTACTGTTCCAGTTGGAATTAACTGTCCTGTATTTCCACCAACTGTTAACCTACCATTTGCTGTTCCAATTAAAACACCACCCATATCAATAGTGCTATTTGCAAGATAAAGTGTTCTAAAGCGATTAGTAGATGAACCCAAATCATATGTAACATTTGAGGATGGAATAATATTACCGCTGACATTTGTATTAGCACCAACAGTTAAATTAGCCGTTGTGCTTACTGTAGTAAAAGCACCACTATTTGCACCATTAGCACCTATCGCGCCGTTATGATAACCAATATGCTGACCGCCACTCGTAGCTATAAAATTAGCAGCATAAACGTTTGCTGTTGTGTTTATATTATTTGCGCTATAAATTGGTGCATAAACATTGGCATTTGCATTATCAATTGAGAATTTTAAATTACCATTATAAACAAATTCTAGTGTATCAATACCATTAACGTTGACAATAGAAAGTGCGGCGTTACC